TGGCTAACATGCTTATAGGACCGAACTCTAAAGCAGTGGCCTGGACAATAGCATTACCAGCCCCGTCAAGAGTCACTGAGGTATCTGTGCTAAGCTCATCCCCTGTATCTGATGTACTTACCAAACTTCCTTCTGGAATGACTGTACCCGGATCCCCTGCTAGGCTCAGCTCTGCTTTCGTTTTAGTAGCAGCTAACCGGGTTATACCATTCAGTTGTACTAAGTTAGAAAGCGTTACACCGGAAGCAGCTTTGGGGTTGAAAGCATTATATGATTCTTCAGCTATTTCCCATAGATTAGCATTAGACTCAGATATAACCCCATTAACTTGACCGTCAGGAGACTCAGGAGAGACATTAAAGTTCTCTCCGAAGATAGCCTTTACTTCTGAGTTTAGTTCTTCCAATAGAAGGTTAAGACGCTTCCTTTTAAACCCTGTACTTGATACCCCGTAATCAGACATTTATAGTCACCTTATCTTTGTCTATGAAGCCGTATATGGTTTCCGCTGAAAACGCTACCGTTAGTTCTCTTGTTGACCCACCTTCATAAGTCATAGAGAACTCGGTTAATCTTTGCACCCCTGGAGTCCTTAAAATTTTGCTTTTGAATATAGACTCTATATTGGCTAAGTTTGCAGGCTTTGTAAATATCTCTTGGAAATAAGGTACGCCCGCGTCTATGTCTAAGAACCATTCTCCAAGATAAAATAGTAACCGGCTGCGAACGTGCTGAACTACTTCCTCACCATCTGCTACAGTTGCCAGTCTACCAGCTTCTATTATCAAGTCGTTGTTAGAATCTAGCGCTCTACCTATCATACCGGGCTTCCTGTATTCTGTTGAGTGTCACCATCTGAGTCGTTGGCTTGTGGATGAGTATGATTACTACCAACGTCCGTACCGTTATTGGTCAACGTACCTGTAACACCCATGCCACCTGACATAGTAGCTGCTCCTCCAGCGCCCTGAGCCAGCGTACCGCCGATTATTACGTTACCGTTGAGGGTTATCGTAGGAGCCGTTATAGTTGCTGATGTTGTCGCTGTAATCTCAGCCGTACCAGTGGCAGTCGCTGACAGGTTTACGCATTCTAACGTAATATCCCCCGCTGCAATGGCGTCAATATTACCAACCGCATCAGCCTTTATATTAGCCTGGGAAGTAGCAGTTATATCTGAGTCGGCGGTTATAGATATAGTAGAATCTTCATTTATAGATATTACCGCTGTACCGTCGTCCTTTTTAATTTGAGTATTAACAGGATCATAGTTAGGTACTTTATTAGGTAAAGACGATAACCCTACGAAAGCGGTAGCGTCTGAAAGACTATGGAATCGCTTGGCATTAGGATCTTGTAATCCTCCAAACTTATGCCAAGAATCTAAAGCTCTTTCAGCAAAGACTATGAGACATTCATCCCCTTTCTTAACAGGGAAGGTTAGTGAGAAACCGCCTCCTCTTGGGAATTGAACGGGTACGTTTATCAATATAGGTAAATCAGAAGGGGCTAGTATTTCATCAGTACCCTCCCTAGTTATAAACACTCTTCTTACAGCCGGTTGAATAGAAGCTGTTTGCAGTTCAGCATCAAAACTCTGAACTATACCCGGCATGGAAGTATGAAGTTCTTTTATGCGGTTGGCTATACCATGTTTTATATTGTCAGCTAGGGTCGCCAGAGCGGGGTTTTTATTAGCCATTATATAATCCTGCCTTTAACTGAAGAAAGCCAGTCACCTTCCCTTGAGTCACCTTTAAAGTTGACTTCTTGTATCTTGTAGATACCTTCCCCGTTGGTCCTTTTTAAATTCCTGAAAAACAGATTACCAATGGCTACCTCGGCATTGACAGATTCTACTTTGAATGCCCTGTTAGGTATCATTCTAGGGTTAAGTAATGTAACGACATCAACCCCGATCTCAGTAATTGTAGGAGAACCGATCATACCTGTTGCAGCGTTAACCAGTATAGCTTCGTCACCCTGTAACGGTTCCTCATCAGGGGTTACTATTATCTCGCCATCTTGTATGCTCCAAGTAAAACCGTACTCGTCAGCGAAGTTATCCATTATATCTTTGGAAGAACCTGAAAGGGTTTGCCCTCTCATCTTATCCTTTACTTCTGGTAAACCTTCAAGCGTACCAATGTTTACGTTGGAGAATGTTTTAAGGACTTCTTGAATGGCAGAACTAACACTCAGTTTTTCACTAAAGGTCTTATTGAAACTGGCATTTTGCCAAGACTGTTCCCCATCGCCTGAGTAAACAGTCGTCACTCTATCTCTACCTTTTTTAGTTTGAAAAGCGTTACGGACTTCGCCTTTAAAGAGTAAACGCAAGTCACCCTCATAACCAGCGTTAAGAACTATGCGAGTATACTTTTCCTGTAAAGCCGATAGAGTGTTTTCGTTGGGATTATATAAGGTTACGCGGGCCACATTGGGAAAAGATAATACACTCTTCGTTATTTCAAAGTTAATTCTAAGGTCTCTTATTATCCTAGCTTCTCCCCCTGGAGGTATTATAGTCAGCTCATAAACCCTTTTGAACTGGCGAGACATTTAAGCCTCCCCTTCATCTAATATGAATAACTTTGAAGAAGTTCCTAGCCCTGTTTTACTTGGATCTTTATTTGAGTCTTCAAGGTTAATAACGTAACCTCTACCTATATCAAGATTATGTTGCTCAAATATATCTATACCTAGTAGAAGAGATATACCATTAACCAAATCAGTGTTCTGGTTGGCTAGGGCTATTGACCATATACCAGTCCGAGAGTTTAGTACCACTCTAACATCATATTTAACTTCTTTTATTATGATGCTGAATAGCTGCTCAGGTTTGGAACTTAAAGGTATTTCAATCATTCGCCTACCCAATCTATAACTGATTTAAGGACAGAAGTATTAGTGGCATCACTAGGGTCAACGGCTTCTTTTCTACCTGTCTTTTCAGCCGGGGAACCTTGCTCCTTAGCTGAACCCTGTTGTAGCTGTTCTTCTGATAGTTGTACTATCTCTGATTTAGTTATCAAAACCTCTTGTAAGTCTATATTCATACTTACGATACGCGAATTAGTCTTGTCTTGCTGAACCTTTATGTTTGTTATCATCATGTTCGTGTATAGTCTTAACCGAGTCTGTAAGTCTATAGGTTCACGGGCTTCTTGTAATTGAACCATAGCATTATAGGCTGCATTACTACGGGTAAGATTCTCTCCTGTAGAAGTACCAAACAACCCTGTTACCAAATCCACTATCTGACCGAAAGCCGCAATACCTAGAGGGGTATCAGATACCTGAGCTACCACGTTAACCTTCTTAGGGATGATTACAGCATGGTCCGTTATATCTGCTCCTAACTCTACCGGGTTAGTGGTTAAGCTGACCTCGTTGTTATGAGCCTCAGATATGACAGCATCTAACTGTATACCGCCTATCGATTTTTGAGTGCGTATAAATAGATTCTCAAAAGCCATTATTGATCCACCGTGCTGTTGAGGTCTTGGCTTGTCTGTTGAAGGAATACATCATAAACAGACCGGGCTACTTCATCCGGGTTTTGATTACCTCCGTCCACCAGTATTTGCAAGTTTTCAACTATGGTACTGGTACTCGTACTAGATGTTAAGGGGGTGTCCAAAGTACCTGATTTAAATAATCCTATTTCTCTGGTTAGGAACCCTAGCCCCATATTTTTAAATAGATCATTTACAACGCCGCTTTTCTCTCCTGTTACACCGATCTCTTTAGTAAGGAAACCAAGACCTTTATCTTTCAATGCTTGGTTCATGGCGTCGGCACCTTCCTCACGGAACAAACCAAATATCTTATCCCATCCTTCAAATATTTTAGATGTTAAATTCCAAACACCTTCTAGTACATTAGCTACCAATTCTATTTCGTTTGCCCATTGGGGATATTTCTTAATCATATCTCCAATGAAACTTTCACCTCCTTCAAAGAACACCTTAGCATCTTCAACCAGTGCTACAAAGGCCAGCGCCAAAGCTCCTAATATAGCAGGTAGTAAAAAGAATCCCACATTAGCCGCTAGGGTAGCCAATGTCAGTCCTCTCATAAGGGCTATCATGGTCATCAGATGGGTTATCACACGGATAGCTATGAAAGCACCCATTGCTATAGACAGCACCTTCATGGCCGTTGTAAAC